AGCTATTGCAGAGTACAAAGAATTTGATGATAACCTTAAAAATGGATGGTATTTAAAAGATGGTCGTGGAACTATTCAAGGCCATATGTGTGAGTAGTCTCTTACTACTACCTGCAGTTGCACTTCTTTGGATGTGGGATCAAGAAACACCTACTCCAAAGAGGGAAAAGAAGGAGTAGGTTAAAGATGGGAAAATTAACCCAATAACATAATTTTTAAACGCTGTCAATCTGAGTGCACGTAAATCTAATATATATTTGGTGTTTATTAATATCTTCTCTACCTATTTCCTTAATTTTCTTATCAGCTTCATCATAGCCTTTTAATAAACAATCATAGGCGTCTCTAAATTTTTCAGGGTGTGTGAACGGTGGCAAACAAGTAGCCTCAGTATAACTACACATAATTAAAGTTAATAAAAATTTCATTGACAATCCTATAATTTATCCTATATTAACCCACAATATGAAAGGAACTAATCATGACAGATATGAGTAAATACAAAAATGTTTCTTTAACAAAAGAAACATACAGGGTTTTGGAAGCGTTATCAAAGGTATTATTGCCCGATGCAAAATTATCCGTATCAAAAACTATTGAAGCAATAGCAAACGAGAAAGCAAAAAAGTATAATGGGAAAATTAAAACTAAATAACTTAAAGAAAAAAATCTGTGACAATTGCCATGGCAATGGGTACGTAAGGGTTGCCGTGGGGGACACATCAATAGATTTTAGAGACAATAGTCAAGTGCATCAATGTTGGGTGTGTGACTCAGAGGGAGAAGTATATGAAGAAAGGACTGATCTTATTAATGATGGTCATTTTTCTAACAAGTTGCACTAAGTTAGAGTTTGATGGTTTTGACCCTATGACTTCAACATTAAGATGGATAATTACACATGAAAGACACTGATATGGCTTACATTGCTGGCTTGTTTGATGGCGAGGGCAGTGTAGATTTTAAAAGACGAAAAGAGAAAAGAGGAAAATACACAACAAATGCGATGCAAATAACCATGCGCATTGAAATGACAAATCAATCTATATTAAGATGGATTCACGATACATTGAAAGTTGGTACAGTTAGAAAGAGAAACAGATCACCAAGTGTCAAAGCACATTGGAAAGATAGATGGACATATACCGTAAGATTTAGACAAGCATATTATGTGGCTTGTTTAATATGGCCATATGCTCATGTTAAATTAGATAAGATACAAAAAATTATTGACCACTATGATGGTAAAATATTTGATGGTAAGGTAGTGGATCTTGAATCTTATAGAGAGGCCATGGCACTAGAATGAAAGTAAAAAAAGAAGATTACGAAAATATTTATGATTGCATTGTAACTGATCAAATACCATCAGATGTTATTAACGATTACTTTGAAGATAAAAACTTTTATAGATATTATATCATAAGGAGAGGACAAGATGACTGATAAAAAAGATGAAAAGGTAAAAGTAGAGGTGGCCACATACAACTGGGGACCTTGTTTAATAAAAGTAAAAATATTAGATGACTTTAAAAAAGTGTTGTTGGAAGAAGCTAAAAAGAATGAAGAAGATTATAGAGGTAAACTAGCAGGACAGATTAGAAAAGAAACTGGATATAGTGATAAATCAAGAGATAAAATTATACCATACCTATCGCCGTATCTTGGTATTTATGATCAATGCTTCCAAAGATATCAGAATAAAAAATACGATAGTAAACCACAGTATGCGTTGACTGCTTTGTGGTGTAATTTTCAAAGATCTAACGAATTTAACCCACCACACGATCACGATGGTAAGTTATCCTTTGTTATATATTTATCTATCCCTGACCCGTTGAAGAAAGAAAATGCGGAATATAAAGGTAGATCATGTGGACCTGGAGGCATACAGTTTATGTGGGGAGAAGGTCCTAGAGATTGTGTAAGCTATCAGTCTTACTTTCCTAGAGAAGGGGATATGTTTATCTTTCCTGCGTGGTTAAAACATTGGGTAAGCCCTTTTCAGTCTGACTGTGTTAGAGTATCTGTTAGTGGTAATGTCCATGATTCAGCGCCCTTGAATCAAATTAAAAAAGGTTCTCTCGTAAAAGAAAATAATGAAGATGAAGAGTATTTAAAAGAATTAAAAGAAAAACTATGAGACGTAAGATATTTGAACGTAATCCATCAACAGGTGTCATACGTTGGAGGTACGAGGACGAATCACACGATGACTTTGGATGGCCTAACTATGGTAGAATATTAAAAGAAAAAGAAGAGAGTTGGTCCACTGGTTATAATAAATGGAAAAGGAGTGTAAATAAATGACAACTGCGTTTGGTTTTGGTATGTTTGGTTATAATATACTTTGCTTTGTTCTTGCTGCATTATTAGTTTATTATTGTATAAATAGGTTTTTATAATGGTGATGAGTGATAAAGATTTAGAAGAGTATCATAACATTGGTCGAAAAATAAAGAAAAATAGTAAATATAGCTATGTCAATGGAAAACAAATCACGGATCAAGGATCACGGGTCTATGATGTAGCTGGTCATGTGTTACCATCAGTCACGACTATTTTATCACGGACCAAGGACCAGGAATTCTTAAAAAATTGGAAAGCTAAAGTTGGTGAAAAAGAAGCTGAACGCATAAAGAATTTATCGAGTGTGAGAGGAACAGCTATGCACAAGTATCTCGAATCATATATTGAAGGAATAGGATACGCGGATTTGACAGATACAGGTAAGCAGGCGAAAGCCATGGCCGAGAAAGTAATAGAGATAGGCCTAGCTCCAGTCGATGAATACTATGGATCGGAGGTCACCATGTATTACCCAGGACTGTACGCAGGCCAAACCGATTTAGTCTGCGTGCATAATGGGAAAGATACCATAGTTGATTTTAAACAATCTAATCGTCCAAAGAGAGAGGACTGGATAGACGACTACAAACTGCAAATCGCAGCATACGCCATGGCTCATGATTATGTACACGGGTCTAGCATAGAGCAGGGTGTTATAATGATATGCACCCCAGATCTGTACTACCAAGAATTTAAGGTAGAGGGATCTGATTTAAGGTCTTGGAAGCATAAGTTTCTTAAACGATTAGATATGTATCATGAGTTAAAATTTGACGAAAAAGAGGCAGTTGACATAGACCTGCCACAATTAGAAAAGGAGATGAAAAATGAACGATAGAATGTTTAAAGCTCTGATGAAAAAATATGATGCGGATATAGAAGATGCAATCTATAGAATAGATGCAATCAACCAGCATAACCTAATTATACCAGAACACACGGATATCTTGGGTGAAGTTGACAAAATGTTACAAAAAATTTCAAACGCAGAAGATAGATTGGCAGCATTGAGGCGACATTACGGCAAAAATGAGGCAGATAGGCAAGGTTAGTCTGTATATAAGGGATCTAAAAAGTTTAAAAAATTTTTACAAAAAAAGCAGAGAGTAAAAAGTGTCTTTTTGTCGTTTTGGTCTAGAAGTGTTGATTTTATTGACTTTAGGGTAGACAAATTAGGTGACAAATCATGTTTAGGTAGACAAATTATTTTGTCACTATACAGAAAGGCCTTCCGCGAAACGTTTCATTTTTGTCTCTGTAACTTAAAACTTTCTAGATCCCTTATAGAAAGCTGATATAAGGGGTTATGCCTAGGAAAAGAAGAAAAGCTATTGCCTCTATAACTCCCGATATACCTTATCCGAAAGTCCGAGTGGAGTGGATCGATTGCGTGAGCGATTCGGGCTGGGCTACTGAAAAAGAGTTTGACAAGATGAAACTAGCACGACCTGTTAACGAGGGTTGGTTGTATTCTAAAGATAAAAAATCAATTAAGTTATTTGCTTCTTACGACAGAGAAGATGATGGTAGTTTTAGTTTTGGGGATCGGACGATGATTCCTCGTCAGTGGGTGAAGAAGATTCAGAAGATATAATTTTGTCTGGAGCCGCGATCAAAGCGTAGTCCTCTTCTGTTTTCTTAATCTCTCTATCTAATTCTTCCTTGGTCATGTCTTCTAGTTTACCTGTTAATCCTACTGTTCTATTCCAGTATAGACCCTCTACCTGACCTCGTGATCTTTCAGCGTTGTGCGCCGCAGAAAAATTACCTTTTTTAATCGCAAGTTCCTTGATCCGATTTAATTCTGCTATGTGGTTTAGTTTAGTGACTTTGTGTTTCTCTAATTTTTCTTCTTCTAACTCTTCCATGTATTGAACAACTGCTGGATAAGTTCTAGGATTAGTAAGGTCATATCCACTTTGATAACTTCTTTTTTCAGTATAACCAGCCATTTTTGCAGCCTCTGATTTACTCAGAGCTTTCCCTGTGTCTGGGTCGCCAAACACCATAAGTTGTGCAAATCTTTTTTGCATAGACGTTAGTGATCTTTTTATTGCCATAATTGACAATTTAAGTCACATGTCCTATAATGTCAAGTATGGAAAGAGGTTCAAATGATCTTGAAGAGATCATAAAAAGACTAGAGGAAAGAATAAAAGACTTGGAAGAAATAAACAAAAGGTTAAGAAAGGAACTCAATTATGTTCGTGAAACATCTTCAAGAGTATCTTGATCAGTTTACAGACGGCAAGCGTGGTAATGCGGTTTCTAACGCCACTATCTACATGCAGGTAGGTGGTCATCTTGAAGAGGTTAAAAGAATTGAAGTGCAAGAGTCAAATATAATTGGACAAAGCGCTGTGCGTGTTGTATTAAAACCTACGAGATCAAAGTTAATTATCGCGCCTAAGACCCCCGAATAGACGTCCCTAGTTATTTTGAAACCTGAGAAAAAATTATATGAAAAACTTAAAAAGGTATCTAAGGATATCATCTGGACTAGAATTGAAAACCAAAGCCTATTTGGGACTCCTGATTTATTGGGCTATAATATTAATAGCACCTTTTTCACAGTAGAACTTAAAGTTGCAAGTGGCAGCAAAGCTCGCTTGTCCCCTCACCAAATTTCATTTCATATCCTACACCCCAAAAACTCTTTCGTGCTTGTGGAGTGGAAAGGTAAACACTTGTTGTTTGAAGGCAAGCAAACGCTTGCGCTTGTAGATTCTTCGTTGTCATCGCTTGTTCCTATTGTTGATTCGCTTGAAGATTGTGTGAAGTATTTGTCTAGTTTGTAGATTTATTATTCGTCTGCAACTAAAAAACCATCTGCGAGTATTTGATCCTCAACATATTTTTCTAGTTCTTTTTTAGTTAATTTAGATAAAAAATCTTTTTCACCAAAATTATTTTTTTGATTTTTAAAATCATCAACAATCATTCTCATTAGTTTATCATATAAATAATCTGCGTGAGCTATACAATAATCTAATTTTTCTTTTTCTTTTTTCTTACGCTCATACGCCTGCGCCTTGTTCTTACTATCTCTGTAGTCGTGTCCGTCATCTCTTTGTGTCATTACTTCTCGCTTTCTTTTATTTCTATTAAATCTTTTTTTTCAACTCCATCATCAAAACCTTCTGCAATCCAGCCGTGATCTCCATCAAATTCATAAAATTTTTGTTGTCCTTTATCGTTGTCTTTATATAAAACAACTCTCCATATTCTTATTGGCAATTCATTCCAATTAGTTTTTTTCATATTATCCTTTCTGCTCGCTCGCTTGTTCATTTTATTATTCATATCTTTTATATTTTTTACTATCCAAAACATCTTCTAAAGTATTGATTAAATAATGAATATCTATGTCATTTAATGTATAGATAGCTTTTTTTAAAACATTCATGTATGGAATATCTTTTTTTTCATCTGAACTAGGTTTAACACATTTATATTCAACCCATTTTCCATTTTCTTTTACCCATTTATTTAGTTTCATTTTTTTTCTTTCTGCTCGCTTGTCGCTTGAGCTTGTCGCTTGTTAGTTTTAAAGGGATCATTGCCCCGCTATGCATACGATCTAGAACCCGTTGCAATAACCCCTTTATTCGCACAAAATTAAACATCTTGCACAAATCCAGTTTGATCTTTTAACGCCCGACCTTTAGCGTATAGACCTATAATAACATTTTTAGGATCATTAAATCTTAAATCAGATTTATCACCATTAAAAACTTTATAATTTAAAAATCTTTTTGGAAGTTTTTTTGATCTAAAAACAGCGCTAATATTTCCGCCCCGTTTTAATATATCAAGCGCTTGCGCCTTGTTGTCCTCATTTAAACTATATGTTAAATGATAATTTTTTGGATATTCTTTTTTAACAAATTTTAACGCGCGTTTATAAATTTTTGTATAGTCATAAAATTTAACTTTAGGGAATTCATTATATAAGCCGTGAATATTCCAATCAATGTCGCTTGTCCCGTTTAATCTTATAGCGGGTTTAAATCCGCTCTTTTTACATCTTAGAATATGTCTTTTTATTTCTATTCTTAATTGATCTAAAAATGTTTTACGCTCTAAAAAATACCACTTCGTTTTATTAATACGCCCTAATTGTACTGAATTCATTTGACCCCGCCCAGCTGTATTTAAACAGCTTGCCATACAACCAGCGCTTGCCATTGGACACACATTAAAACCGCTTGTACGTTGCGGTGCTAAATATAGAATTGCGGTCATATATTTATATTTTTGACCCTTTATTGTTTTTGCATTGTTATCTATATTTAATAATTTTTTTGATTTATATAATTTCATTTTATTTTTATCGGGTAAAATTCACCGCCTTTAACAAAATTATGAAGTGATGAAAGTAATTGATTATAATATTTTTGATCAAAGTTTAATTGCTCAATAACGTATTTATAGCCGTCCTTATCAAATGTATTGTACAAATTTTCATAAGAATTAATTAAAAATTCTACTTCTTTAATATCTATTTTTAAATATTTCATACTTTCATTTTTTAGGGGTCAAGCATTGCCTGACCCCATATTTAAGGACAATAAATTAAACAATTAATTGTCAATATCCTATATAATCCCTATTGACAATATTGTCAATAGTGATATAAAAAAAATATAAAGACATAAATAAACAAATGGAGGACAAATGAGTAAAGAGACACATAAACAAGTTATTTTTTCAGATAAGAAAATAAAAGTATATGAAAAAATAATAAAAGAGGAAACAGCGGAAAAAAAACGAGAGTTAAATAGAGCGCTTGATAATAAAGTTGATGAAGTCTTTGACAAAAAATATCAATTATTTTTAAAAGATATTAAAGTCAAAAAAGATTTAGAGACTTTAAAAAAATATACTGTTGAACTGACAAATTTTGAACGTTCAATAGAAAATAAATTAAAAGCCTTAAAAGATGCTGTTAAATCGCAAGCGAAAAAAGTTGAAACAATTTGTGAACGTCAATCTAAAATTAATGGGTGGGACGTTTATTGGGGTCATTATGATAGCGATTATAATGACTTTAATTCTAAATTAGAAAAAATTTGTCGTGATGAATTAATAAAACAATTTAGAAAATCAACTAAAGAGGGTGCGGAATTAGATGCTATAGACGGTAAAGTTAAAAATCTATTATTAACTTTGAGTTATCCTAATTTAACGGCTAAGGCGGTTGATTTAAATGAGGCATTAAAAAATGGTTCATCTATGTTAACTATCGCTTTAAACCCTAACACTTTAAAAAGAATAGAAAATTAACACTTGACAATATATGGGACAATGGTTTATTGTCCCATATATAAAGACATAAACAAATGAAAGTGAGGACATAATGACAGATTTATTTTTAGACGCTGTTAAAAATATTCAAGATAGTTCAAATTCAGCTAGGCGGTATGGCAAGTTATTCGCATTAAGGGACTTATTAACAGAAATAAACACTATGAAAAATAATATAGATTTTACAAGCTATATTAAAGTTAAAACATTAATAGAGGGGTCAATTAATAAAGTTAAGCAAGATATCAAAAATAATGACAAATTTCCTGATCCTGATTTAGATAAATTATAATATGACAAAAAAACAAAAAATTTTATTAGAGCGTCAATTATTTTTAAATGAAGTTAAAAAAAATAAAAAGATATGGAATAAATTTTTTAAAATATGTAAAAAATTTAAACTAAAACCAAATAATGTATTAAAAGCAATAATATGACCAAATTAAAAGAATATACTAGCGTTGTTAAATTAGAATTTAGCTGTAATAATTTTGAGGCAAATTCTATAAAAGAATATAAGCAAAAAGTAAAAAATTCTTTTAAACAAGAATTTGATATTAATTTGCAAGATAATGAAATAACAGAAATAGAGCGATTAATATGATTAAATGCTATAATTGCAATAAAGACAATAATTTAATTAAATTTGAGACTATAAGTGTTTGTCAAGATTGCTATAAAACCAAAATTATAGACAAGGGGCTAGAGCATAAAGACAAAAAATTAATTGAATTTAGTTTTATATTCAATAGATCATTTAATATAATAGAATTTCCAAAATGATAATTGACTTAACATTAATAATAGGCGGTTATTTAATATGCTATCTAATATTCAACCTAAAAAAGAACTAAAAAAACCTCGTAAGAAAAAAGATAACAGCAAAAAAACTGATTATTTTTCTAATTGCCGTTGCTGTGGTGAGTATATACGAGGTGATTATAGGTCTAATTTTGATAAAAGGTATTGTCAAGATTGCCTTTAATACCTACCCTATAACGTTTTAAAAAACTTACATAAAATATAGTTTTTCTTAATTTTGACCACGTTATACTTACGTTATATCTGCAAATCACCGTGAGCCGTGATCCATGTTAAAAACTTTTTGAACCGCTTGCGCTTGTCCGTTGTCCGTGGATCATGGCGCTTGCGCATTTTCACGTGAAAATTCTAGCTTGTGCCTTGAAAAATAAAATAAAAAATAAAAATTTCTTAAATTATTAGAGGGCTAGTGTATGAGAACTCGCACTTAAGTGCATCATCTATACTCACTTTATCGGGTCACTAGCCCTCTAATAATGAGCCGTGAACCAATGCTCACGGCTCAAAAGACTTTTAAGCCGTTTTTCTGTCGTCCTCTCTCTCGTCCATTATCCGCTGAGCGATAACCTCACACACCCACCAAGATAAAAGATTTTTGAAAGTTTCAGCACTATCAACGTTTTTACACCCTCTAAAATTAGAAATCATAAAAGGTATAGTTTCGCCTAAATCCTCAGCGGTATTATTTAACTCGTCCCATATTTCCGCCTCATGTTTATTGTAGAACTTAACCGTATCATCATAATATATTAACTCGGATATAGTGCCACCGCTACAACCATGAGTTGCAACGTCACTTATTAAAAAACGTTTTTCTTTTTCGCCTCTCAATAAGAACTCTCTAATGGTCTCTTTTTTATTCATATTTTACCGTCCTTCATTATCCTTGACATTATATTAAAACTTTGATATTGTCAAGTCATAACAAACGGAGGACAATACAAATGATAACAATTAAAATAAATAAAAATGGAAATATTAAAGAATATGATTTTCCAATGGATTGGAAAAATCCAAAAAATAATATTACATTTTTAAACGATGTAAATGTAGTATGTTCTGGGATTGAACAATCTAAATATAATTCCTTATATAATCCTAAACAACTAGAATTTAATTTTAGTTAATCAATACAAATAAAATACTCCCTTGACCCCGCTAAGATTTTCTTAGCGGGGTTTTTTTATGCGTGAGCCGTGTCCCGTGTGGCGTGGTCCATTAATCTAATAGTGGTCCCAACGGCACACCAAAAAATCAAAGTGGCTTTAGCCCCCACCCCCCTAAATCTAGATAGGGATCCTAATGTATGTATATATATGCTTGATTTACACGGCCGTAGGGG